CTTGTGTACCGCCACCTGCGCCACCGCCAGCATATCTTGTTGAAGTTCCTGTAATGCTTGATAAAGTGCCAGCACCGCCAGCGCCGCCAACTTTAGAGTTGCCGCCATTGTTTCCGCCAGTTGCACCACTAGCGCCACCACCGCCACCGCCACCTGCTGTTTGACCGCTTCCGCCACCACCATTAGCGCCTTGTGAAGGTGAAACAGAAGGCGTGTTTCCTGCGCCCCCTTGATAGTTTCCAGCCGCGCCACCGCCACCACCTGCTCCGCCAGAAGAACCAGTTCCTCCAGTACGACCACCACCACCACCTGCTGATGAAATAGTAGAAAATACAGAAGGATTACCATTTCCGCTGCCGCCTGTGCCACCGCCGCCAACTGTTACTGTGTAAGTTGTTCCCGTTACAACGGCAAAACCTGAAGCAGTACGCATACCACCAGCACCACCACCGCCGCCGCCGAAAACACTAACACTTGAACCGCCACCGCCGCCTCCAGCAACAACTAAATATTCAACATCAAAGTTTGGCAAAAGACCTTTAGAGGATGCTAAAACTCCAAGAAGTGGTGTCATCAGGCAATATCTCCAACCACATACCAGGTATCTGTTCCGACCTTAATACAGGTAGCAGAAGAATACTGGAGTCTTAATTTAGGAGCAGCAGCAGTGGCAGCGTTAGAAAGTACAGTTGTTGTACCGCTAGTAACTGCGTTAATTGTTACCTGTCCAGCGCCGATTGCTATGATATTAAGTTGAGTACCTATCGGAAACGCTACGTTTGCGTTAGTTGGAATTGAATAAGTTTGAGCAGATGCGTTACTGGCTGTAACTAATTTGTTATCAGCATCCGCTAATACAAAAGTATATGTAGTACCAGTCTGAGCATTAAAACCTAATGCGGCAGATGCTTGAACTGTGCCGCCTATAATTGATACTGACATTAGTTAGCCTCGCTTCCAAAAACACTAAAGGATGAAGTTCCTGTAGTTGAATAAATAGTAATAACATCTGTACTGGCTAAGGTAATTCCACCTGTGTAGGTAAAGATTGACCCTGATGGAACCTGTACGCCATAAATTAAATAGTGTAGGTTAGCCAAAGTTGCACCTGCTGGGCGTACTGCAATACGGATAGTATCCGCTGCGCCGCCAGTATTAGATACATTAAGGCTAGATATAATTACAGCATTTGATGCTGTGTAAAGCGTGGTCGCTGTAGCAGCCGATGGTGCTGACTGGGCTATAACTTTATATGTTGGCATTTATTTCTCCTTATTTACATTCCACCGAGCATAAAAACGGTTGGTGTTGGGTCGGTTGTTATTGCTGCCCAAGATGGAGTTGTTCCATCTGTGGTTAAATACTTGCCTGAGTTGCCAGTTTGTGCTGGTAGTGCTGCATAGTATTCACTAAAAGTAATTGCAGTAGTTCCAATAACAATAGGGTCTACTGCTGTTGAGTTAATAAATGATTTGCCACCATTTACTGTACCGTTAGTACAGTACAACTCGTCACCATTCTTCATTTCACCTGATGGGTTATTATCCGCATCGGTTGCACGAGTAAGTACCCAGGCTGTTACACCAGCAGAACCATTGTTAGTAAGTGTATAGATACCATTTTGTAATTGTGTAGTTTGGTTTTTAATAAGAACACGCTGACCTACAGATACCGATGCACCATCAAGAGTGTTAAATGCACGAAGTGTATCTGCTGTCAATGTTGCTCCAACACCAGATGAGCCATTGTTATATGTAACGCCAAGATTTGTTGTAGAGGCTGCTGTTACCGCTTCGTGATAGTTAATTTGAGTAACCACTGCATCAACATATTGCTTAGTAGCAAGCCCAAGATTTGCAGTTGGGTCTGCGCTGGCAAGACCACCGCTAAGGGTTAAGCCTGTGATTGTTCCGTATGTAGTACCAGAGGCAATAGTTGTGCTGCCAAGAGTAGGTGCTGTGTAAACGCTAGTTGTAGCAATCTGTACCCAAGTGGAACCTGACCACACATACATATTGTTAAGAACATCGTTCCAATAAATAGCACCCACAAGAAGTGTATTGCCGTCATTATCTACTGTAGGAGGAGTTGACTTGCTACCAAGATAGCGGTCATCAAAATTGTCATAAGTTGTAGCAGCAGATGATGCACTGGTTGCTGCGGATGCTGCGGATGTGGCAGCAGATGTGGCAGAAGTAGCAGCAGCAGCAGCACTTGTTGCAGATGCGCTGGCTGATGTTGCCGAAATAGTTGCTGAGTTTGCAGCGCTAGTAGCACTTGTTCCTGCTGATGTAGCGCTTGTCGCTGCAGCAGTTGCTGATGCGGATGCGCTGGTTGCTGATGTCGCAGCAGCAGCAGCGGATGCTGCAGCAGCAGAGGTGGAAGCAGCAGCAGAAGCAGCACTTGTGGCTGCAGCCGTTGCGCTTGCTGCAGCGCTGGTAGCACTTGTAGCAGCAGCCGAGGCACTGTTGGCAGCAGAGGTTGCATAGCCTGCGATTGTTGCTACAGATGCAGCAGCAGTCGCAGCCGAAGCAGCAGCACTTGTCGCACTGGTAGCAGCAGCCGTAGCCGAAGCAGCAGCACTTGTAGCGCTTGTAGCCGCTGCAGTTGCAGAGGTTGCTGCAGAAGCAGCGCTTGTTGCAGCAGCGCTTGCGCTGGTTGCAGAAGCAGATGCTGATGATGCAGCAGCAGAAGCACTAGCAGCAGCGCTTGTGGCTGATGTGGCTGCTGATGTTGCACTGGCTGCAGCAGATGCTGCGCTAGTGGCAGCGGCGGTTGCTGAACCAAGAATTGCATCTACATAAATTTTAGGAGTAGCAGATGAATCAACCATACCTGCGCTAGATAGACCAGTGATTACTGGACTGCCCGAAATAGTTGGGCTTACAAAAGTAGCAGCAGAGGCTGTAAACGAGCCAGTAAATGTGCTAGTTGAGATAGTAGAACTTGTTACTGTAACAGAAGTAAATGTTCCACCAGTAACAGTAGCGGTTGAAGTTACCGCACCACTAACAGTAGCGCCATTAATTGTAGGTGTAGTAAGAGTCTTTTGTGTAAGTGTCTGGGACTTGAGAGTGCCAACGATTACACCATCGCCTGTAGCAATACCGTGAACATGTGTTTGGTTTGCAGCATCAAGAATGGTTTGGTCAATGTCATAGCCACGAGCAGCAATGTGGTTTTCTGACTCACGGAAATCACGACCCGATACGCCATGGCGAACAACTGCTCCTGCGGAGTGTGCTACGCCCTGTGTGCCATCGGCACCACGGTATACGCTAAGAGTTGTACCTGAGCCAGCAAAAACTGTTAGTACTTCTTCCTTAGAAGTATCAGGGTCTACAATAAGAGTGTATGGGTACGAAGTCGGGAAACCGCTAACTGAGCCAACAATAAACGAGGTGTTAGCCTGTCCTGATGCCTGTGCTCCGATAGCACCTGACAATGCTGTTTCGATTGCGGTTGAGGAGTAGTACCGTGCTGGGGAGCCTGGGTCGCCTGCTGCCATTTTTTAACCTATCTCTGGTAGTGGGAACGGATTGGATGTTGACGGCGCTGGTTGTCCGCAACTTCGTTTAAACGCTGTTGGTAAATGCTGTACAAGTATCTGGAAGCGTTCTGTCCAGAACCTGTTGGTCGCACACCATCAAGGATGTCTGCAGATGCGGACTGTGGACCAAGGCGTGAAGGGTCCAAGAATGAAACCATACGGAAGGCTGCGCCATAGATGACTACATCTTCTGAGTATGATGGTAAACCTGTGGTTGTCTCATACACATCATTGCCATTGACAAGAAGTGTTGGGCGCTTTGAGTAGAACACATGCACTGTTTGCCCAGGCACAATGCCTGCATAAACACTGATGCTACGCGCAGATGAGAAAGCATCTGTATCTGCTGAGCGGTCTAAGTTGTAAGCGCGAACTGGCATCCACTCTTTTGTTGGTCCTACTGTTGAGTAGGTAACACCAAGTGCGTTCTGGAAATCTGCAGGCAACTGGTATGTAGTACGGGCTGCAATAAACTTAAAGTCAAAACTGCCAGTAGCAAATACCATTGGGTACATGGCATCAATAGTGTTGTTGATAGCCTTCTTAATCTCATTGCGTGGGAACAATGGCGAGGCTATTAACTTTGCGTTTTGAGCATGTGTTGCAGCGGTAGTGCCACGCTGTCCACGACCCCAAGGTGCAAGGGTAAGAGTATTGGCTACATTGTCTGTATTGTTAACGAATACAATTTCATCGTCAATCTGTACATAACCACGACCAATGCCTGATGCATCATATACACTCAGAGTTGTTGATGTGCTAGTAGCGCTGGTTGTAAGCCAAGTGCTTGGCTCAGTGTTTTCTGTGTAGCCATGCAGCACCGCTTCAACGCGGTCTGCTAGTTCATTAAATGTTGAACTCATAGGTTAATGCTCCTTAAGGCTACGACTCCTGATAATCCAGTGGTTCCTGCCAACTCATTGCAGATGGCGTTGTAGTCTTTATAGTCATCTGGCTGGCGAGTTGAATCAGCCTTGTAATTAAGAGCAGCAATAAGACCTAGACCAGATGTACCAGCCCATGCGTTAGCAGCACCTTGTTCTACTTTGTATGCTGTCATTGCTGGATATGTGCCACCGTTTGCAAGACGATTGAGTTCGTCTGCTAATGAACTTCCTGCTGCTCCTGTTGCCATTACTTAGCCTTTCGCTTCGCTGCTGCGTTGTCTATAAGGTTTGGATAAGGAC